TTCCATTATACAAACGTCCCAAGCACAGAGCAAGACGGATGCGGTGGCACTTTTGTCATCGTTGTCCTCGCTCCCCTTATCAACGCCAACGGCACTGCTTGCCAGGTTAACATGCTTGTCTTCAATCGCGCCGATCCCTCATTCCGAGTCACCCAACTCCTCCCGATTGATTACGCAGAAGCCAATAACGTCGACATTTCCGAGGCCGAAGCACTCTTTCCTCCAATCATGCAAGAGACATACATGAATTTGCCTGTGACAACGGCGTTCGTGAGTGTCGCTGCGTCGCAAATTGCCACTGGTCAGTATGGACAGGTCAACGGAGCAGGGGCGAACACTGGAAACGGTGTTTACGCCCCTTATCCGGGAATCTTCTTCATCAACGACGACAATGGTACCAACGTGACGAATGCTAATGGAGTTAACGTGAATCGACCAATGACTGCCACTACTGTACCCGTGCAGGCTGTGTCACCCTGGCAGATTAATACAATTACTAACGTGTCACCGACTGAAATTACATCGAGTGGAGAACCTACTTTCATACAAGGAACGGTTGATTTCGAAGACGTCGAATCCGGAGACGGACTTGTGTTCGGATCTAATCCTACCATTTTCAGTGTGCCTATCAATTGTGTTCACACCTGTGTTCAAAATCCTGACGCTGTAGTCAATAATCTTGAAATTAGCGAGTCTGTTGTCACATTCGGCGGCTCGTGGTATGCGACTAACAGTCAAACTAGTTTCGTATCTCAAGTCATGTCATCTTGTCTTACTGATGTTCAAATATCCTTCTTGTCATCCGGTACACTTACGCAGATCATGGGCCCCGGCCAAGCGATTCTGTTTGAAGTTATGGAAAAGTCGACCGGATTACCAGTCGGATATATAAAATTCAACTATCCTGGTTACTTCACCTGTTTGCCGCAGTCGAGCCCGTTGACGTTGAATTATGCGAACTATCGCATGAGAGCATTACAGTTGATGCAAATGTCGACGCCGATTCCGGCAAACCCGACTACCCTCATGAATGGGACGGTTTCGCAAATGAAGATGATGCTGGCTGCCCAATAGCCTCAGCATCCGATGCGTGTGTGCGACTTGCTAGCCACACAACAGCGAAAGCGTTCTTGCAGTGATGGATTTCTTCCCTGACTTTACGTATTCGGAGTGGATGTTTCTCTTCCTGGAAACTTGGAACATGAACTGGAATAGTTCGCGTGCCGAGTTCACATGTTCAGACGTCACCTACTTCGAATTACGTCGCCTGATAGACAAGATGAATGACCCGATAGTTA